CTTTTGTTCGATCAGTCACTCATGTCATTCGCAATGGGTAATGCAATCACGCTTGAGGACACCAATGGCAACCGAAAGCTCCTTAAGAAGCGATACGACGAAAAGATCGACAACGTCGCCGCTATGATGGACGCCTGGGTGGCTTTCAAGATCAACAAGGAGGCATTCGAGTGAGCGAGATTACTAGAGAAGAGGCCCTGGCTCACTTCGGTGTAAAGGGTATGAAGTGGGGAGTTCGTAATAGCGATTCCACCACGGGCAAGGAGATTCGTGGCGCTCGTAAGCGTGCGCGCAAGGAGAACTTTGCCATCACTAAGCAGACCGTTAAGACTGCGGTTTCTCGTGGTGAGAAGCGACAGGCTGGCAAGGAAAACCTTGCTAATCTGAAGATGAAGCGTCTGATGAATCCCGATCAGATTACGGCGCGAAAGATGACTAAGGGCGAGCAGTTCTTGCTTGCGTATGGCCTTGCTGCTGACGCCGCTAGGATCGCTACCAACCCCAAGGACAAGAATAGCTATATTGCTCCGGCAGTTAAGGCGATTTCACTTGCGCAGAACCAGCGGGAGATCAACAAGTTCAAGAAGGCACAGGGCGTTAAGTAGGCGCAACACTAGTCTAGAGAGGAGGTGACACATGGCAAGGATTTCAGATCGTCTGAAGCATGCTTGGAATGCATTCACTAACCAGCCGATTCCAGCTGAAGATTTCGTCTATACGGGAACTGCTAGCTACGGGCGTCGACCGGATCAGAATCGGTTCCGAGTATCCAATGAACGATCTATCATCTCTTCCATCTATACCAGGTTGAGCATCGATGTTGCTGCTATTGCTATTCGACATGTTCGAGTCGACGATGAGAATCGTTATCTCGAGGACATTGATAGCGGTCTTAACAACTGTCTCACGCTAGAGGCAAACGTCGATCAAGCAGCTCGAGCATTTAGGCAGGACATCGCTCTCACGCTCTTCGATAAGGGCGTTGCGGCACTTGTTCCTGTGGATACCTCGATCAGTCCTACAACGTCTGGCTCATTCGACATCAAGACGATGCGTGTGGGCGAGGTAGTTACGTGGTACCCCAGGCATGTGAAGGTTAGCCTTTACAACGAGGCCAAGGGTCACCGCGAGGACATCACTCTCGATAAGCGCGCCGTAGCAATCATCGACAACCCGCTCTATGCGGTCATGAACGAGCCAAACTCTACTCTTCAGCGACTTATTCGGAAGCTTAACCTTCTGGACACGGTTGACGAGGCAAGTGGTTCGGGTAAGCTTGACCTCATTGTGCAGCTTCCGTACACGATCAAGTCCGAAGCTCGTCGCCAGGCAGCAATGCAGCGTCGAGAGGACATCGAGTTCCAGCTGAAGGGTAGTCAGTACGGCATTGCCTACACCGACGCCACCGAGAAGATCACCCAGCTCAACCGCCCGGCCGAGAACAACCTTCTGACCCAGGTCCAGTACCTCACCGAGATGCTGTACAGTCAGCTAGGACTGACCCCCGAGGTCATGAATGGCACGGCGGACGAGAAGACCATGCTCAACTACATGAACCGGACCATCGAGCCCATCGTCTCGGCCATTACCGAGGGTATGACTCGTACATTCCTCACCAAGACCGCTCGGTCGCAGAAGCAGACTATCCAGTTCTTCCGCGATCCGTTCCGTCTCGTTCCCATTAGCGAGATTGCTGAGATTGCCGACAAGTTTACTCGTAATGAGATCCTTACCTCTAATGAGTTTAGGGCTATCGTCGGATTCAAGCCGGTGAAGGACAAGGCAGCGGACAAGCTGCACAACAGTAACATGCCGGTTAAGGATACATTGCAGCCAAATCAGCAAGTTCAGCAGCCAAATGAAGACGGTAATGGGCCGTCGACACTGAAGAAGGAAGGAGCCAGTCAAAATGGGAGCAGCTAACTTTAGCGGCTACGCCACCAAGGCTGGGATCAAGTGCTCTGACGGTCGGACCATCATGCCTCACGCGTTTAAGGCGCAGGACGGGCAGCGAGTTCCGCTTGTTTGGCAGCACGGCCACACCGATCCCGCCAACGTGCTTGGGCACGCCATTCTCGAGAACCGCGAGGACGGCGTTTACGCTCACGCATATTTCAACGAGACCCCGCAGGGCCAGAACGCTAAGGTTCTTGTGGAGCATGGCGATATTGTTTCGCTTTCGATCTACGCTAACAAGCTGGTCGAGAAGTCGAAGCAGGTCGTTCACGGAGTTATTCGTGAGGTCAGCCTGGTTCTTTCCGGCGCTAACCCCGGTGCACTGATTGACAATGTCAATCTCGCGCACAGCGATGGCTCCATCGAGCAGCTCGAGGACGAGGCCGTCATCTACCCGGGTACCGAGCTGGTGCACGAGGACGAAGATGACGAGGATGTTTCTCACGCTGACGACGGCGAAGAGACCGTCCAGGACATCTACGACTCGATGTCTGATAAGCAGAAGGATGTTCTTCACTATATGATTGGCGCGGCCCTCGAAGGTGCCGGCGTCCAGCACAGCGCTGACTCTGAGGATGAGTCGGACGAGGACAATGACAACTCCAGCGACGAGGACGACCTCGAGCACACGGAAGGAAACGACGCAATGACTCGCAACGTCTTTGAGCAGCAGAACGGCTCGTCTGACGCTACGACCACCCTGTCGCACGCCGACATCCAGGGCATCGTGGAGGACGCCAAGCGTTCCGGCTCTCTGAAGCACGCCGTTGAGGAGTACGCCCTCAAGCACGGCATCGACAACATTGACATCCTGTTCCCGGATGCCCAGGCGATCGATTCTCGCCCGGAGTTCGACAAGCGCCGCACTGAGTGGGTCGCCGGTGTTCTTAGCGGCACCCGCAAGTCGCCGTTCTCGCGCATCAAGACCCTCTCGGCCGACCTCACGTTCGACGAGGCTCGTGCCAAGGGTTACGTGAAGGGCACCCTCAAGAAGGAGGAGTTCTTCGCGGTGGCGAAGCGCACGACCAGCCCCTGCACCGTCTACAAGAAGCAGAAGCTGGACCGTGACGACATCATCGACATCACGGACTTCGACGTCGTGGCCTGGCTCAAGGGTGAGATGCGTCTCATGCTCGAGGAGGAGCTCGCGCGTGCGATCCTGATCGGCGATGGCCGTGACGGTGGTGACCCTGACAAGATCCAGGATGGCACCGTCTCTGGTGTCGGTATTCGCCCCATCGCGGACGAGGACGAGCTGTACGCGACCACGATCAACGTGCAGTCGGACTACACCTCTGCCGAGCTCATCGACACGATCCTCTCCAACCGCGTGTACTACAAGGGTACGGGTACCCCGAACCTGTACACCAAGGAGTCCGTGCTCACCAAGATGCTGCTCGCGAAGGACACCCTGGGCCGTCGTCTCTACCGTAACGTCGGTGAGCTGGCGGACGAGCTGCGTGTTGGCTCGATCATCCCCGTCGAGGTCATGGAGGACGAGGCAGACCTGGTCGGCATCATCGTCAACCTTCAGGACTACGTCGTCGGTGCGGACAAGGGTGGCGAGGTCGGTATGTTCGACGACTTCGACATCGACTACAACCAGTTCAAGTACCTGATCGAGACCCGCCTCTCGGGCGCGCTCGTGAAGATCAAGGCTGCGCTTGTTATCCGTACCGTTGGTGCCTCTGCGGTCCTCGTGGTTCCTGAGGAGCCCGGCTTCGTGGCGTCCACCGGTGTCATCACCATCCCGACTGTGACTGGTGTCACGTACAAGCGTGCCGACACCAACGCCACTGTCGCTGCCGGTGCTATGGCGGCTCTTGCTGCAGGTGCGAGCCTCGGCATCTACGCCGTCCCGACGTCGGCCTCGTACTACTTCGAGACCAACGCCAACGACGAGTGGACCTTCACTCGCGACGCGTGATGAGGTAGGTACCCGATGGCAAGGTTCTACGGCAAGATCGGGTACGGAGAAGCTGTTGAGACCTCCCCTGGTGTGTGGGTCGATGAGATTGTCGAGTATTCATATTTCGGCGACGTCATTCGAAACACGCGGCAGTTGCAGCCAGGGGAGTATCTCAACGATGAAATCTCCGTGGAAAACTCAATCAGCGTGGTAGCTGACGCATATGCTAACGAACACTTCTTTGCCATCCGTTACGTAGAGTGGGCGGGGGCTTTGTGGACTGTTTCGACGGTCGAAGTGCAAAGTCCCCGCCTTATTCTTAGGCTTGGAGGTGTTTACAATGGGCCAACGCCTTGATCTTCACGATATTCTCGTGGACGCGCTCGGTTCGTCTCATGTGTATTTTCAGCCACCGCCTGGCGTGAGTATGACCTACCCATGCATCGTCTATAAGCGAGAACGATCTGAGACTGTGTTTTCGGATAACGTTCCATATACGCTAGACAAACAGTATCAGATTACGGTTATTGATCGTGATCCTGACAGCGTAATTCCCGACAAGATCGCGATGCTTCCGATGTCGCGGCACGATCGGACCTTTACCGCTGACAATCTCAATCATGATGTGTTCACTCTCTATTTCTAAGGAGAAACCGCAATGACTCGTGTCCTTTGGGATCAGGTCGGCGAGCGTCTGTACGAGACTGGTGTTGACCAGGGCGTGCTGTACATTCCGACCGGTGGCGTTTACTCTATCGGCTACGCATGGAATGGTCTCTCGGCTGTCACCGAGACTCCTTCCGGTGCTGAGTCGACTCCTGTCTACGCCGACAACACCAAGTACCTTAACCTCCAGTCGGTGGAGGAGTTCGGCGGCACGATCGAGGCTTACACCTACCCGCCTGAGTTTGCTCAGTGCGACGGCACCTCGATCCAGAACGTCGGCGTCTCCGTCGGTCAGCAGACCCGTAAGGTGTTTGGTCTTTCGTACCGTACCCGTCTCGGTAACGACTCGGCCGGCAACGACTACGCGTACAAGCTCCACCTTGTCTACGGCGCCCTTGCGGCTCCGTCTGAGAAGGCGTACTCGACCATCAACGACGCTCCTGAGGCGCTGGCCTTCAGCTGGGAGTTCACGACCACTCCGGTGGCTGTGACCGGCCTGAAGAACACCTCGCTCCTCACCGTGCGCTCGGACAAGGTCACCCCGGCAAACCTCACGGCGCTTGAGGACGCTCTGTACGGCACGGCCGGCTCGGACCCGCGTCTTCCGCTGCCCGACGAGGTCATCGGCATGTTCGCCGGTGCTCAGACCGCCGTTACCCCGACGGCTCCGACCGCTACCGCGGCTGGCGTCATCACCATCCCGACCGTCACCGGTGTCACGTACAAGCGTGCCGACACCAACGCGACTGTCACGGGTACCGTCACCATTACGGTGCTCAACGACCGTCTCGTCATCTACGCGGTCCCGACCAACGGCACCTACAAGTTCACGGCCAACGTGGACACCGACTGGTCGTTCCAGAAGACCGTCTAATTCTAGACGGAGCTTAGACAGAAAGGAGGCCAGGGAATGCTCGAAATCAAGCTTGAAGAAGCCGAATTGTTCGACGAAGAAAGTGGTACTTTCATCGAAGGTCCTGCTTTGACTTTCGAACTAGAGCATTCCCTGGCTTCTCTGTCAAAATGGGAGTCAATCACTTTGAAGGCTTTCCTCGGTAATGGGGAAAAGACTACGTCAGAGATGATTGAGTACATCAAATGCATGACAATTTCCGGTGAGGTTCCTCCTGAAGCTTACTCCCGGCTCCAGGAGGCCCACTTCCGGGCCATCTATGAGTACATGAATGCTCCTATGACGGCCACCTGGTTCAAGGAAGACAATCGACCTCCGTCAAAAGAGGTGATCACAGCAGAACTCATCTATTACTGGATGATCGAGTTGGGGATTCCGTTTGAGTGTCAGTACTGGCACCTGAACAAACTACTCACTTTGATTCGCGTGATCAACCTCAAACGTCAGCCTCCAAAGAAGATGAACCGTCGAGATCTGGCTGCGCAACGTAGTGCTCTCAACGAGCAGCGAAGGGCTAAGCTAGGTACGACAGGATAGGGGAACAATGACAAAGCTCACCTGGGGTGTCGTTGGTGAAAAGGCATATGAGCTTGGCGTTGATCGCGGCGTGGTTTACGTCGACAACACGGGTTACGCCTGGAACGGTCTGAAGTCGGTTCAGGAAAAATCCCCCGGGGGATCTCCTGAGGGTCTTTACATTGACGGCTTTAAGTACGGCCAGATCGATGTC